GGTGGTGCTGGTGGTGGTCAACCAGAAATAACATGGACTCTTGGTAACAATGGTAGCAGTGATTATACATTTACTGGCAGTGGATTCTCTGGTGCTACAAATGATCCAACTTTATATCTTGTAAGAGGTCAAACATATAAGTTTGATAATCAGAGTACTGGACATCCATTTAGAATTCAATCTACTACTGCAACACCAGGTGGTGGAACACAGTACAATACTGGGGTAACAAATCAAGATGCTACTGGTGGTACAGCAACTAATGTATTGACATTTATTGTACCAATGGATGCTCCTGATACACTGTATTATCAGTGTACATCACATTCTACAATGTTTGGTGCTATCAATGTTATTGGTGGTCCAGTGCTGCCCTCAAGATCATCTGTCTCTGGTGCTACTGCTAGCATTGCAGATAATGTTATTGGCAACATTGATATCACTGGATTTAAATCATATAATCTATTGAAGGTTGGTCTGTCAACAGCAGGTTGGTTTAGACTATATACAGATGGCGCATCTAGAACTGCAGATGTTGGAAGGAGTGTTGGAATTGATCCAAACCCAGGAAGTGGAGTTATTGCTGAAGTTGTAACCACTGGCATTTCAACTACACAATTAGTTTCTCCCTTTGTTCCAGGTGGCAATATGGATGAACCTGCAACTACAACAATGTACGCATCAGTCAAAAACCTATCTGGTGTAACACAGTCTATATCAGTAAACTTAACACTTCTCCAACTCGAGGAATAAGGAACCATGGCAGTAACAACAGAAACGTACTCAGCAGCTGCTGGATGGAGCAGAAGTGATGTGATTACACTTCTCGAGAGCGGATTTACATTTGCGGGAATGCATGGTGGACCAATAGCAGGTATTACCAGTACTGTTAAAACCCATTTTGGTGGTGGTACAGTAGGGTCATCTAGTACTGTTTATTATGATGTTCCAGTAGCTACAACTAGTGGAATTGGAACAGGTGCAACATTTAATGTGCAAAGAAGTAGTGGAAATATTGCTGATATTAAGGTAAATAAAGTTGGTTATAATTATGCTGAGAGTGAAAATGTAACATTAGATCCACAACATATTGGTGGTACACAAAATTCAGCAACTACTGCAACTGCTATTGTTGGTGTAATGGGTCAAGGAAGTCCAGAAAGTTTTGGCACAACTAGCACTTTCTTCAGAAAGCAAATGCTTTCTTCTTATGATAGCAATAGACCTTGGGGTGCCTTAAGGCAGGTTAGAGATCAAGGTAAAATATATGGAACAACATATAGAGCATTTAAAATTCATGATGATTATAGAATGAATGTTTTGGTTGGACCATCACTTTCTGCCAATGAAGATGATCAAACTAGTGGTTATGGAATGTATGGAGATTCCTTTAGAGGAACTGAACAGTTAGATGTAACCAATTCATATGGTGACAGATTAGATACAGATGCAAATACTACCGCCCAGGTAAATAATAATGATAATTTTCAGTATGCAACTTCTTCATCACCAACAACACATGGTTTAAATTTAAATGTTTACAGATCATCAATAGATCCTAATTTTGCTGTATTTTCTTGGCAACAACCATCAATTGACGGAACTTTGACTGATTCTACATTTAGCACTTTTATAGTACACAACTTTGATAGTTCATTGTGGGATTATGATGAAGTATTTACAGCAGGTCACACTTTCATAACGCCCAGTTCGGTAGCAAATACAAGTCAAGCATCTAGTATTGGATTGAGTTTTAATACAATTTTGAGTGGAAATAAGTATCAAACTTATCAAAATATATGCACCAGAAGTGCTGAATCTGGATATATTCAGATATATAATACCTCTCATAGAGGAACACCTTACGTCAGTACCAGATATGTTAGCACTTCATCAGATAATCAAAATTCTGCACAGGGTGATGGTTATGGGTATTCTCAAAATTCACAATACAATGATACTAGAATTTTCACTAGAGTTGGTGGATTTAAGGATGGTGGTAGGATAGTCAATGATTATTCTGATCCAAATTATAATAATGGAAATCATCATCCAATCACACATCGTAAGAGTGTAATTAAGGGTATTCCTATCAATGCTGGTTTGGTTCCAAATCCATATTATATTCCAGATGACTTTTGTATAATTGATATGACACTTGACCAATCTGAGCAAAATATAAGACAGGGTGATACTATTACTGTAAGTGGTTCAGAAATTTATAAAGTCATCACCGGTGGATATAATAAGTATGAACAAACTAGTGGCATGTTCTTCTGTGCTAGGGTAGCTTAATGGCAAATTACAATCCTGGAAATACAACTGCTGTAAGCGGTTTCTCAAATACAAAACCATCTGAACAAGTGGCAACTTCTTTTTTCTATGAACAGAAGTGGCCATATGTCAATAATTATAATTTCGTAGATTCAACTGCCACAAGACCTGGATGGTTGACTGGCAGAAGACCTAATAAGGGTCAACAATACCCTCGTGGTATCTATAATAAATAAGAAAAAAGTCCCATAAAAAATGGCAGCGATAATTACTGATCAGCTTCGTATATTAAATGCTAGGAATTTTGTAGATGCCGTTCAGTCATCCAACAATTCTTTCTACGCTTGGATTGGGTTGCCTGATGCTCCCAAGTTTCAGGCAGATTGGGACGCCAATCCTCCTGCACCCAAGGATAGTTTGAATGAATCAAATTTTTATTGGGACACAATGCTTGCTCTCAAGAAAATTAATTCTGGTGATGTAAGTCAGGTTGTAAGAAAGATTAATTGGCAGTCAGGCACCACATATGATATGTGGAGAAATGATATCACCAGAAGTAATCCTTCACAACCTTCTGGTGCTTATGACATTTATGATTCTAATTATTATGTAATGAATAGTGAATATAAAGTTTATATTTGCTTATACAATAATGCCACTCCTGAGAATGGATTTAGAGGAGGTCCTTCTCTAGATCAACCAAACTTCACTGATTTGGAACCAAGAGAAGCAGGTAGTAGTGGTGATGGTTATATTTGGAAATACTTATATTCTATTAAACCTAACCAAATTATTAAATTTGATTCAACAAGCTATATTGCTGTCCCAACTGATTGGGATACAAACTCATCATATAGTGCAGTCAGAGAGAATGCAAAAACCAGTGGACAAATCAAAATTGTCACTGTAAGAAATAGAGGTGTTGGTATTGGCACTGCTAATGTCACCTATACTAGAGTTCCTATTAGGGGTGATGGTAGAGATGCAGAAGCAACTGTTGTTGTTAATAATGATGCAAAGGTAGAATCTATTACTGTTTCTAATGGTGGTAGTGGTTATTCATTTGGAACACTTGACCTTAAAGAAGGTGGTGTACCAAAAGGAACAATTGACCCAGTATTTGATATAATTATACCTCCTCCTGGTAGTCATGGAGCAGATATTTACAGAGAACTTGGTGCTTACCATGTTCTTTCATATGCTAGATTTGAAAATGATTCTCAGAATCCTGACTTTATCACTGGTAATCAGTTTGCTCAAGTAGGTATTGTTAAAAATCCTACTAACTATGATGCAACATCAATCCTCACAAAGGATAAGGCTAGTGCTCTATATGCTCTTAAGTTGGCAGGTATTGGGTATAGTGAAGCAACATTTACTGCTGACTCTGATGTAACTCAAACTGTTGGACTTGGTTCTACTGCTGTTGGTAAAGTTGTCTCATATGACCCATCCACAGGTGTCCTGAAGTATTGGCAAGATAGAAGAACTGCTGGTTTCAATAGTGATGGATCTAAAAACTCTGATCCAATTTATGGTTTCAGTATGTTGAAGTTTACTAATACACCTGCACTTGGAGGTAATATTAATATTATCCCAACATCTGGAAATACCTTACAGATTGATAGGGCATTTACGGGTGTATCGACAGTAATAAATAATAGGACATACTACTTGGGTCAGGAATTTAATAAAGGTGTATCTAATCCAGAAGCAGAAAAGTATTCTGGAGACATCATTTATGTTGATAACAGACCCTCAGTCACCAGATCCTCTTTTCAAAAAGAAGATATTAAAGTCATCTTGCAATTCTAAGAATAATGCCACAGGAAACTAACCTTAATGTTGCTCCTTATTTTGACGACTTTGATTCGCAACAAAATTATTACAAAGTCCTTTATAAGCCAGGTTTCCCTGTTCAGGCAAGAGAACTTACAGGGATGCAGTCTATTCTGCAGAATCAGGTTGAGGAGATGGGAAACCACTTCTTTAAAGAGGGTGCAAAGGTTATCCCTGGTGACCTGACATATGTTCAGAACTTTTATTGTATTCAAATTCAGTCTGAGTTCTTAGGAGTACCTGTTGGAATCTATCTTGACCAAATTGTTGGTGCTACCATCACTGGTCAAACTTCTGGCGTCACAGCAAAGGTAGTAAAGGTTCTTTCAAATGATGATTCTGAGAGAGGAGTATATACACTCTATATCAACTATGAGAACACTGGTTCATCATCAGAAGAAATTAGTGAATTCTTAAGTAATGAGATTCTGATAAGCAATAAAAATATTACATATGCTACAACCTTCATCTCTGCTGGTGAGGGTTTCTGTACCACTATTACTCAGAATGCATCTGCAGTTGGTTCAGCAATGTTTATTGCTGATGGTGTGTATTTCCTTAGAGGATACATGGTCAATGTGCCTGCACAAACTCTAATTCTTGATCAGTACAACAATACCCCATCATATAGAATTGGTCTGGATGTTGTAGAAGAGATTGTATCTTCAGATATTGATCAGTCACTTAATGATAATGCTCAAGGTTTCAATAACTTTACTGCTCCTGGTGCTGATAGACTCAGAATTACTGCTACTCTATCAAAGAAGGGACTGAATTCTTTCAATGAGAGTAATTTTGTCCAACTGTCAACTATTGAGAATGGTAATCTTAGAACTATTATTACAGGTACTGAATATAACTTCCTTGGTGATGAATTAGCTTCTAGAACTTTTGATGAGTCAGGACATTATTATATCAAAGAATATGTAGCAACTGTTAAAGAAAGTTTAAACAACAATCAAGGAAATAGAGGTTTATTTCTGAAGAATCAAGTTACCACTCAAGGTAACGTACCAGCACCAGATCTTGGTGTTTATAAAGTATCACCAGGAAAAGCATATGTTAAAGGTTATGAAGTAGAGAATATTTCCCCATCACTTATTGATTTCCAAAAACCAAGAACCACAAAGGTCCTTAAAGATCAGGGAATTAACTTTGGTTTTGGACCAACTCTTGCTGTCAATAGAGTATTTGGTTCTCCAACTATTGGAATTAATACATCAAACTCTGTGTCCCTAAGAGATACAAGAATGTCTGCTACTCAGGATCAGGCAAGTGGAGAAGAGATTGGTGTTGCTAGAATTTATGATTTTGCACTTGAAGGTGGTTCATATGATGCTCTTGTCCCTGACTTAAACAAGTGGGACTTGTCATTGTATGATGTCCAAACATTTACTAATATTACTGTTAATGAACCAGTAACACTTTCAAATTCAGTTTATATTAAAGGTGAGTCCAGTGGTGCAACTGGTTTCCTAAGATCAAATGTAAGTGCAGGAACTGCTATTACTGCTTACCAAGTTAATGGAGACTTCTTCAAAGGTGAGAGACTGCTGTTCAATGGTCTGGTTGATGATGCCAGATATGTAACAAATTCTATTAATTATTCTCTGAGTGATGTAAGATCCATCTATTCAAAAGTTGGTGTTACAACATTTACTGCTGATACTGTTCAGGTTGGTGGTTTTAATTTTGGAAATGCATCAGTAACTGGTCAAAATGCTTCCAATCAATCATTCATTACAGTATCTGCTGATCCCAATTTCTCCTTTGTTGGTCTGGTAACTACTAATAATCTTATTCAGTATTCTAGACCTGACTTTGACATTGTTTCATATGCAAAGGTAGTTGGTGTATCAAGAACAAACTTCACTATTGAGGCAGTAACATCTACTGCTAATGTCAATAGTGGTGCTCTTCCCACATCAACTGAGCAAGTTGGTAGTGTACAAATCATTGGTGCATCTGGCGTTGGTAATGCTGGATCAGGTAACATCACTGACAATGAGTCAATTTATAGTGCATTTCCTAAAAAGAATATTAACTCTGTAAATCTTCTTGGTTCAAACCTTGTTATCAGAAGACAGTATAGTGTAAGTATTACTAATGGTGCTACAACACCCATTGACTGTGAAGCAAAAGAAATTTTCCTGGCATTTGATGAAGAAAGATATACTCTGATTAGATCTGATGGTAGCACAGAAGTGCTCACACCTGATAAATTTGTTTATCTGAATGGATCTACTACACTGCAGATTAGAGGACTTGGTTCCAATGCAGTCAACTGCAAATTAATCACCACTATTCGTAAATCTGAGATTAAGTCAAAAGTAAAACTGAAGGCAACTGCAAAGAGTATTGTTGTTGATAAGTCAAATTCAGTTGGTTCTGGTATTGGCACTACAACTTTAAATGATGGTTTGGTCTATGGTGACTACCCCTTTGGAACTAGAGTACAGGATGAGATTATCTCACTGAATACTCCTGATGTTGTTACTATTTTGGGTGTATATGAATCACAAAATACAGATAATGCTGACTCACCACATATGACCACATCCCAGATGGATGGTATTACTAATACAACTAATGACTTAATTATTGGTGAGATTGTCATTGGTAGTCAAAGTGGTGCAAAAGCAATGTTTGTTGGTAAGAAGACTGATACCAGTATCTTCTTTGTTTACCTGAATAAGACTACATTCAAAAATACAGAAGTTGTAAACTTTGAAAGTTCTAGTGTTAATGCAATTGCTGGTGCTGTAAGTCTTGGTTCAAAGAATATCACAAAAGATTTTAGATTTAATAATGGTCAGAAAGGTGGTTTCTATGACTATGCAAGAATTGTTAGAAAGGGTACAGCAGGAAAACCTGCTAGAAAACTGAAGATCTTCTTCACCTCAGCATACTATGAGAATTCTGATCAGGGTGATATCACCACTGCTAATTCATATACCAACTTTAATTATACAACTGAGATTGGAAGTGTTAATGGTAGGAGAAATACAGACATTATTGATGCAAGACCTAGAGTAAATGATTATTCTGTTGCACAAGGTTCTAGATCGCCATTAGAATTCTATGGTAGAGATTTCCTTGATGCTAATGGTGGCACAAGTCAGAGTTCCAAGCACATTATTGCTTCTGATGAGTCAATGACTCTTGGATATGATTATTTCTTACCTAGGGCAGACAGATTATATCTTACAAAAGACAGTGGTATTCAATTAGTATCTGGAACACCAGATGATCAACCAAGACTTCCTGATGGAATCAATGGTGCTTTAAATATTGCCAACATCTTCCTTCCTGCATACCTTTACAAAACATCTGATGCAAAGATCAACTTTGTAGAGCACAAACGATTCCAGATGAGTGATATATCAAAACTGGAACAGAGAATCAAGAACCTTGAATACTATACTTCATTAAGTGCTCTTGAAAACAATACTCTCAATTCCTTTGTAGAAGATGCTAATGGTTTGAACAGATTCAAGTCTGGTGTTTTTGTTGACAACTTCTCATCTCTTGAACCACAAGACACATCTATTGGTGTAAGAAATGCTATTGATACTAGAAATGGTGTTCTAAGACCTTCTCACTACACTACATCTGTTAATCTTCAACTTGGTACAACTGCTGTCACTGGCATTGGTACTGTTTCTGATGCAAACCAAGATTCTGATTTTGCAGAGGTTGTTGGTATTAATGTCAGGAAGACTGGTAGAGTTCTAACTCTAAATTATCAAGATGAAGCTTGGTTGAAACAACCATATGCAACTAGAATTGAAAGTGTTACTCCTTTCTTGATCCAGTTCTGGCAGGGTGAAGTTGAAATGACACCTGATGTTGATGTCTGGATTGATGTCAATAGAGTTGAAGTTAATAATGTGATGATGGAAGGTTCCTTCCAAGGCATCTCTGAGGCACTTGGAGCAGAGGTATCTACCACAGAGGATGGTGTAAGACTTGGTGTAAGTCCTGTCATCTGGAACTCTTGGGAGACTGTTGGAGTCAATGTGGACATGTCAATGTCCAACCAGCAGCAGTTCATTCAAGGTGGTTCTGATGTCATCTCTAATGGTCTGCTTGATAACCTCTTCCAGGGTGCTGAGGTAGGCATCAATCAGATTGTTGATGCTAGTGATACAGTAGTCAATAACATCAATGCTACTGGTGGTGTCACACTTGATCAGCAGAGAACAGGTTCACAATTCACTGTAAATGAAGTAATCAATACTGAGTCACTTGGTGACAGAATTGTAAGAAGAGACTTAATCCACTTCATGAGATCAAGAAACATCTCATTCAAAGGAACAAGACTCAAGCCATTCACAAGAGTTTATTCATTCTTTGATGATGTAGATGTAACTGCTTTCTCAGTACCAAAACTTATTGAGATTGAGATGGTTCATGGAACCTTTGTTCCAGGAGAAAATTGTTCAGGTGTAGTTGATGATGGTGGTTCTGCAATTATCAGTTCTGCCTCAGTTCCGTCAATCAACTTTAGAATTGCAAATGCTAACCATAAGTATGGTCCATATAACAATCCAACAGATGTTTATGATAGCAATCCATACAACAGAAATAACACTATTGCATCTGTTTATTCAGAATCATCATCTATATTAAACATTGATACATTTAGTTTAGCATCACAAGACTTCCCACAATATGATGGATTTATTGGAAATGGGATGGTGTTGACTGGAAGTATTTCTGGGGCACAAGCAAAGATCAAATCTGTAAGACTTAAGTCTGATAGAGTTGGTACAGTTCTTGGATCATTTAAAGTGCCAGATGGTGGCAATCCTGCTAACCCTGTATTTGAGACTGGTAGATCTAGGTTTAGATTGACTAGCAGTCCAATCAACAACTTGACGTCAGGTGCCACAACAACTGCTGCAGAAGCAACATTCTACTCACAAGGTGATGTTGATACAACTCAACAAACAACATTATCTGTCAGAAATGCAACTGTAGAACAAACTGATATCAGTCAGGTTAGAGCACTTTCTGATGTTGCAATTTCTAATAATATTGCAGTTGAAAGTGGATTTGATGTTGTAACCAATATTGATCAGGATGTTACTAATATCACCAATGAGTTCATTACAAATGAAATCACTGAGATTACTAATATCACTGAAGTAACAAATGTCACTAATGAGATTACTAATGTAACAAATGTCTTTAATACTACTAATGTTACACAGGTAGTTAGACCTCCTAGACCTCCTGCACCACCTGATCCTGACCCTCTTGCTCAGACATTCTTTGTTGATGATCAGAGTGGTATATTTGTCACTAAGGTTGACCTCTTCTTCCAAGCAAAAGATTCTAATATTCCTTTCCTGTTTGAAATTAGAGAAGTTAGTCTTGGCACACCAACAACCACTGCTCTACCTTTCTCCAAGGTTAGTGTAGATCCAGATCAAATTAGTCTGAGTGATGATGGAACAGTTGCAACAACTGTTACACTCCAATCTCCTGTTTATCTGAATGGTTTGACTGAGTATGCTTTGGTTCTTCTTTCACACTCTACTGAGTATAAGGTATGGACAAGTAGATTTGGTGAGGCAGATGTTAGATCTTCTTCAAGAGAATCAGGTCAAATTCTTGTCACAGAACAACCACTGCTTGGTTCACTGTTTAAGTCACAGAATGCCTCAGTATGGACACCTTCACAGTATGAAGACCTTAAATTCAACATGTATGTTGCTAGTTTTGCTTCTTCTGGTAATTGCACATTCTACAATCCAAACCTTCCTGAGGATGTTGCTAAGATTGAACCTACTGGCGTCACAATGCTGCCAAGGCAAGCAAGAATTGGTATTGGAACCACTGTAAATGATCCTGATATTCAACTAGGCAACAGAATCACACAGAGAAATAATGATGTAAGTGGTGTTCTGGTTGGTTATGCTGGTTCAGCAACTGCTCAAATGACTATCACTAATGCTGGTGTTGGTTATACTCCATCTGCTGCTGGTCAACACTTCTCATATGCTGGTGTTGCTCTTACATCTGTCACAGGATTTGGTCTTAATGCAACAGCAGACATTACAGTTGTAGATGGTGTTGCAATTGGTGCCACTATTAATGTTGGTGGAGTTGGATATGCACTTGGTGATGTTCTTACACCAATCAGTGTTGGTACTCTTGAACTTGGTTCAGGTATGCAACTGTCAGTATCTACTATTCTTGGTCAGAATACACTGATTGTAGATAATGTCCAAGGCAACTATCTACCAAGTTCTAGTAATAGAATGGAGTTCATCAATGGTGCTGGTATCACTACTGAACTCAACTATGATGCTGGTGGTGATGTCATTGCACTGAACCCAATCAATGTCACAAGTCAAGGTGACTACATGAAGATCTTCCAGAGAAACCATGGTCTATACTCCAATGTAGATAGAGTACAAATCAAGGGTGTATCTAGTGATGTTATTCCTTCCACTCTTGCAACCCCATATGACTTTGATGCTACAACATTCCTTACTCTTGAAGGAACAGGTGAGTATGCACAGTTTGAGGGTGTTGGTGTTGCTGGTACTAACCCAGGTTACATCAGAATTAATGAAGAAATCATTAGTTACACTGGTGTCAATGGTAGAACACTGACTGGCATTACAAGAGGTATTGATAACACTATTGTTGCATCTCACTCTAAGGGAGAGACTGCTGAGAAATATGAACTTAATGGTGTATCATTGAGAAGAATTAATAGACCACATCTTCTTTCTAATGTTACTGCAAATGAGTTAAGTGAAGCACCAATTGGTGTTGATTACTACTATCTAAATGTAAGAATGAATGCTCAGGGAGCAAACAGAGCACCTGGCAATGTTGCAGGATTTGCACCACTGTATTTCAATGAGAGAGCAGTTGGTGGTGGTCCAAATGCACAAGCAAATTACAACTTACCATTCTCACTTTGTAATCCCAAGATTACAAATGTCACTCCATTTGGAACAAATATTATTCCACAGGTCAGAACAATTTCTGCATCTAGTGTGTCTGGTAATCAAGAGTCTTACAATGATGAAGGATTCCAACAGGTCACTCTGTTTGATAAGAACTACTTTAGTTCTTTGAGACAAGTTGCCTCACCACAAAATGAATCACAAATTCTTGCATCTCAGACATTCCCTGGCAATAAGTCCTTCTCTATGAATATGGACTTAACCACTCAAAATAGAAGACTAAGTCCTGTCATTGACCTTGATAGTTGCAGTGTTGTATTCACCTCCAATAGAATTAATGCTCCTATTACTGATTATGCCAATGATTTTAGAGTTAATGGTCTTGAGGATGACCCAAATAGATTTGTATATGTGTCTAAGAATGTAGTTCTTGAAAATCCTGCAACTTCACTGCAAGTTGTACTTGATGCATATGTATCAACCTATGGTGATGTCAGAGTATTTTATGCTTTGAATCAAGACACTAAACCAAATGAGACAATCTTTATTCCTTTCCCAGGACACAGAAATATTGCTCCAAATGGTTCTATCATTGACCTCTCTTCTAACAATGGCACATCAGATGTGAAGGTTCCTAAGATTGACTCTTATCAACCTGAACCATCTGTTAACTTGTTTAAAGAGTACAAGTTTACTATTGATGAACTTGTTCCATTCAAGTCATTTAGAATTAAGATTATTGGTACATCAACTGACCAATCAAATCCTGTTCTCCTTAGAAACCTTAGAGGTATTGCATTAGCCTAATGAGCAACTATATTCCTGTTGAGGGTAGAGATGGTTTTTATAGAGACACCAAAACTGGTGCCATTGTTAATAGAAACCATCTTGAATACCAATCTTACATTAAACAGAGACAAAAATTGACCTCTGACAAAGAGAGAATTAGTAATCTTGAGAATGATGTGAGTGATATAAAATCTATGTTAAATAACATCGTTGATTTATTACAAGACCATAAATAGTCGTATTAGTAGTATCCTATAAATGGCTAAGCCCACTTCAAGACAAGGATTAATAGATTATTGCCTTAGGCAACTAGGAGCTCCTGTCTTGGAGGTTAATGTTGCTCAGGAACAGATTGAAGACCTTGTAGATGATGCAATCCAATACTTTAATGAGAGACACTTTAATGGTGTAACTCAGTTATATTTGAAGTACAAGATTACTGATGAAGATGTTGCTAGAGGAGAAGCAGGACCACCTGGTGCTAGAGGTAAGGGCCAAGCAGGTATTACCACAACATCAGTTACTAAAACTATTGTTGGCACTGCCACAACATTTAACTACTATGAGAATAGTAACTATATTCAACTACCAGAAAGTGTAGTTGGTGTAAACAAAGTATTTCAATACAGTGACTTAGTT